CGCTCCTTGTCTGCCACTATTGGCAAGTATCGGGATAAGCTAACGGCTATGGCTTGTCAAGCGTTTTTGATTTGCTTTACAACGGCTTTAGTGGCGTGATCTTGCTCGCTGTCCAAAACTGCATCTACCAAAGGTGCAACGTCTGGTGCAGTCTTTTTAAGCTCTTCCCTTGCCACTTGGACAGAACCAACAACGTCTTTAAGCGTACCCTCTGCCGTCTCTGTTTGCCGCTTACCTATCGCCCGCTCGACAAGGCTACCCACTGCGGGCAGAAGTCCAGCAAAGAAACGCAGTATTGATCTAGCAACGCCACTTGTAGCGGGTACAAAAGCTAGAATGACAAGTAAGACGATACCGAACGTACCAAACCAGAAGATACTCTTTAGCCGTTGCCAAAGTTGCTCTAGAACGCCGTAGCCTTTGCTTTGGCCGATTGTATCATTACCTATGCTGATACCTTGGCGTTTAGCGACAGTCTCGCCAGCACCTAAACCAAACCAAGACAGTACCCTTGTTGGCCAAGCTTCATCTTTTGCAGTGATAGTATGATCGGAAAAGCTATAGTCTGATACTTCGCCCTCTTCTAAAACGTACTCTATACTGTCGCCCTCTTGCAGTCCCGCTATCGCTTGCTGCAATTCGGTAGGCTTTGGATTGCTGACAGATAAACGGCCAATGCCGAAAGCGGCCAGCCCGATAGTGATACAAAGAAAGATAGTTGCTAGCTTATTCATCTGCCGCCTCCTTGCTGACTACCAATCGCCCGCCGCTGCGGGTAATCCGTAGTACAACTTTGCGGCTAGGTTGTTCTATACTGTTAGTCTCTACTATCGCTCTTTTCTGGTAGCTCGTGCTGACTGGAGCCGTACTGCATCCCCCAACCATAAGCAATATCGCCAGTGTTAGTTTTGCTGCTTTCATTCCTCTGCCCCTCCATCTGTGTTTCTATACGCACTAATGTTTTGTCTATCTTTTCAACTTTGCAGGCTGTTTCCTTTGCGTCTACCTTTATTTCTATTACGGCTGTTTCTACACTGGCTAGGCGGCTATGTATAGCACTTGCGCCCCATACCAGTGCCCCTACAGATATGATTGCGCCTATAATGCTTGCATAGCTGCTATTGCTATTGTTTGTCTTTGCCATTTGTCCCCCCGTTGTGCTGGCAATACTCTGGTAATGGATATATCTTGCTACCCTTAAGTGCCCGCCTGCGGTTGCAAGGCGATAATCCCATTATCGGGCAAGTGTGCTTGTGCTGGCAATTCAGACAGTGTATCTTGTGCCTATTTGCCTCTAACTCCTCTTGCGTCTGATATGCTTGATATACTTTGTGCTGCATTACGTAGTCTGCCCAAATGTTAGATACCAGTCCCAGCAGCTACAATCGTAGTTGCCAGTTGGCGGACCGAAAGCAACTGTGCCTGTTAGCTCGCCGTCAACGCACTGTATTGCGTCTGCATCTACATAGCCTTGCCAGCCGTGGGGATTAGTGCTGTCATGATCTACGGCAATCATCCATCTACTATACTCTGGTTGATACTGTATCCAGATGATCCACTGGCCACTACTGATAGTGTTTGATATCCACTTAAAATTACAATCATTAAATACAACGTCTTGGCGATATGGTATATAGCCTGTTGGTACGTCTGGACACCAGCTGCAGTATCCGTCTATATGCGTCTGCCACAACGTACAGTATTGCGTTGTTGATAGACTAGGACAGGCAACGCAAGGCGATACAGTGCAGCAGCATATCCAATGATACATAGCCATTATGTAGCCTCTTCGCATTCGCCGTCTATCGCATTGGGTACACTAATCCAATACTCTATACTGCCGTCTGTCAAGTAGATCCAGTAAACCAAAACAGGATCAGTACGCACTGGAATAGGTTGCAGCGCAAAGCCAGTACCAGATAGGTTATCAATATCTACGCCGTCGCCTTGTACCCCACTGCCCGTATTGCTGTCTTCAAACGTGTTGTAAGCCGTGCCCGTTCTGCCGCCTGTTTTATCCGCCCAACCCCCGTAGCCAGCAGAAGTCTTTTCAATTTCTATAAACGTATAAGTATACTGGTTAATGCTGTATAAGCTATTAGCAGATATCCTAGCCCAGAAGTATCTACGGCTGAAGCTCTGTCGGCTATTGCCTTGTAAGCTATCAGCAGCGGCGGGCCAACCCTCTACCCGCTTAACGGCTTTGCTTATACGCTTAGCGCTCGATTTGTCAAAGGCTACTGGCATACTATGGCACTACTGGCGTTGCAAAAGGTGAAACTAAGCTAGCAAACGCTACTTCCTCTTCAACTTCAAATTCGATATAGTACGGGTCCCCGTCTGCGTCTGCGGCCAAGCCGCCGCCCCCGTCTAACAATTGTTGCGTCGGCAATGGTTCGCCGTTTTTGTCTTTGTTGATAACTAGATCGCCGCTGGCGTCTTGCGTATAGTACCCTTGATCCAATATGCTATCTGTCCAGTAATCATCTCTGGCCAAGAATACAAAGTTTACCCGCCAGTAGGCAGTACCGCTTTCATACACGCTCTGGTAGTCAGCAACGGTACACTTAAGTTGTCTTGCGTCATAAGCGAACGTCTGCCCTAGTACGGTAATGGATATACTATCGCTGTTAACCTTGCCTCTAGCTGCCCGTAGTAATGCAGCGGGCACAGTGGTAGAGTTAAAGGATATGGTTAGCTGTTCGTCGTAGTATGACTTTTCAACGCCAGGTTCAAAAGGTGCGCCAGCAGAGTTAACGATAGGTGCGCCAGTGCTGTCAAATTCGGCTTTCTGGCGGTACTCTATACCACTTACGGAAAGCTCTACGTTCCATTCTGTCAACGCCGTCTCTGGCTTTGTAGGTGCGCCCCAATCCAGCGATACATAGAAAACCCTTGGCTGTTTAGCATCTCTACGTACGCTCTTGCCAATACAAACTAGCGTAGTGTCTGTAGGATGGGTAGCCCCGATAGCTGGTATGGTAGTGCTACCAGCGCTGGCATTGCGGATAGTGTTATCTATCTCTTGGATAGTAGACGTTTCAACCCAGTATTCCCAACGCTGGGTTTTCTCTACTGTGTCTGCCCGATCCTGCCGCAACTGCTGGCCGTCGTCGTCGCTGCTATATACTCGCTGTACTTTGCTTATTGCCATACTACCCCATTACCCCGCTATACTCATAACCTCTAAGCCGCCCTTGCTTAGCCGCTCTAGTGCTTTAGTTTGTCGCTGGCTTTGTGCTAGCTGCTGCTGTTCTACTGACAGCATACGCTGCATAGGATCGCTTGGCTTGGTAGGTGATTGAACCATTGCAAAGTCAAACCTACGTACCACTGTACCAGCGTCTTGTAATGCGAACGCACTACGGGCAGTACCTTGCATAGTATCTTCTGCTTGCTTGACTGCTCTAGCGTACGTTTCTTGACTGATAGCGTTAGCTTCTAGTAGTTCGTCCAGTTCGGCTAGCCGTTCTTTGTACTGCTCTACTGGCGTTTGTAGGCTGTCTGCCAATGCTTCGCCCGCTATCTTAAGTTGGTTTGCACGTTCTTTGCTCGCTATCTGATCCAGTAGGTCATTTACCTGTTGTATTTGTTCAGGGGATGCGCCAAGATTCTTAAGATCAAGCAATTGCAGTTGCTTCTCGTCAATACCAGTTGTACGCAGCTTGGCGTATAAGTCGTCTACAATGGTTTCCACTTGCTGCAATCGCTGCACGTCGTCGCCCACTAGGTCAAGTGCACCTTGTACCTTTAGCTGGCTGATAGAATCTAAATATGCCTTAGCAGCGGCTTTTAGTTCTGCTGGCCCCTCGTCAAACCCCATTAGGATACGTGCCGCCTCTTCGCCGTCGTCGCTAGGTAGGAAACGAGTAAACTTGTGGTACTTGTCGCTATCCTTCATTCCAGCTACAAGCTTAAGAAAACCCTCTTCTTGCTTTGCTATCTGCTTTTCCAAGTCCGTTGCGGTTGTATCTGTAGCGTATGCTTGCACAGCGCTAATGATAGCGTCTTGTCGTGCCTTACGTGCTTCCTCTAGTGCTTCTGCGACTATAGTCTGTTGTAATCGGTTTTGTTTTTTCGGATTGCTAATGTACCGCTCAAGCGCCGGATTATCAAAGTCCAGTTTGGCGTTAGCCCATATACTAAGCTTGCCCATATTAGATATGTCGTCGCCTATCTTACCTTCTGCATCCTTCAGTTTAGCCGCAGAAGCTTCTAGCTGTTCAATAAGGCTATCATACTGTTTAGTAATGTCGCTTTCGCTATAAGGGTTTTTCAATCCACGCAGCTTATCGTATGCTTTCGCTACTTGCTCTACTATCGTTTTATGTTCTTTCTCTGCCGCAGTTAGCTTGGCCATATCCTGCATATAGCTTTGATAGCTGCTGGTAATAAGCGATACCGCAGCGCCAACGCCAGCGCCGATTGGACCCCATACAGTACCAAACGCCTTACTAATCATTACTAGGTCTTCGACGTTTTTGAACGTCTGGCCAAGCTGGGGATTAACGGACGATACAGCTTCCTTTACTCTACCGAAACCCTCTACGAGCGCAAAGAGTTCTACGCCAGACTTAACTGTCTTTTGAAACTGTTTAAAGTCTTTTTGCGCAGTGCTAACCCCTTTAGAAAACTTAGAGTGCTTAGCCTGAATGTCTACTATAACTGCGCCGCTTGTCGCCATGCCTATTTACCCTTTTTAGATAGTCTGAAAAAAGCCTCTGCCTTTGCTTTGATATCTTCTGTACTCTGTGGTTCAGCGTATTTAACTTCCCAATCTATCATACAGTCTTGTATACTCGCTGCTTCGCCCCCACGCTTGCCGCCTTGTGAATTGATTACAATTGCCGCTAGGTGAGCAAAGAGTATATCTAGCCTATCGCCCCCTATTGGATAAAGGTTGCTATGTGCTATCCAGTCGCTAAGCTGTTGGCTATCTAGGTCGGCTAGGAGTGCGTCTGGATGCTTGTAGCCAAGCTCAGTACATAGATCAAAGTAGCGGCGCCACTGTGGACGCCTTACTAGTTTTTTTCCAGTTCCTCTACGTCTTCACGCTTGAGCTTATTATGATTGCTGGCAAGCTCAAACAACTTGTCCAGTACATGCCCGCTCTTTGCCCCCAAGGCTGCAACGTCGCTATCGCTAAAGATACGCTTGCCTTGGTCGTCTGCAAGACAACGCACCAGCAAGCCAGCACGAATGTTGACTTGCTTAGATAGTACGTTTGTTTCCCAACTGTCCCGCTCTGTGCCGCTCATTACACGTATGTATACAGTAGTACCCCACTCTGGCACTTCGATAGCCTGAAGCTTGCTATCTTCTGCCTGAAGGATTGTGTCTTTAAGACTCATACACTACTCCTCTGGATCAGTAGCAGGCGTATATGTACCTTCGTCTTCGATAACTAAAGTACCTTTGATACGTACCCAGTCCTTCATAGGGATCGGCGTACCAAGCGAGTTAATAAACCCTTTGAAGACTCTAGTGCTGCCGTCGCCGTAGTCCAATTCCCAGTACTTGCTAGTCTGGAAAATACCATCCAGCGTACTAATAACAGCTTTGTCAAAGTCAAGCGTAAACGGCATATCGTCAACTTCCCACTCGCCAGGAAGGTTAGTTTTTGCACAATCAATATCGCCCATAACCTGATTGCTAAGGCTGATTTTCTCGCCGCTTTTGTTGAAGTCGCCTAACTCAACTACTCTGGCCAAGGCAGTAAACGTCCCTTCTGCCGTATCCCCATAACCAAGCGTTGCATCTTTTCCCGTTAAACTCATTTATGTATCCCCTATATGTGAAATAGAACCCTAAAAGTAAGTGTAAAACCGCTAAACTGCACCTCGTCGCTTTCTGCATCTATCACGTTAGACGGCTGTGTATCCTCCAGCCAGCAAGCTTCGATAGTCGTGCCCCCGTAGCTGCCGCCCTTGCCGTCTAATGCAGCTAGTACGGCTTTGTAAAGTGTCATTGCCCCAGCATAGTCTGCATCTAGAATCAGCAAGTCTACATAGCTTACACCAGTTGTAGCACTGCCAGCAAAGACAGTGTCTAGTTGCAAGTCCCGCTCAGCGTATGATATCTGCGGGTACTCAGCTTCGTAAGCTGGCTCGTTTGGATATACCCGATTATCTACCAGCGCTTTTACGCCAGCAGCCGTAGTCAACCAACTATATATAGCCTTACTTACCATTCATTGCCTTTACAGTCTTTTCTAACTCGTCAACAAAAGTAGCCTCAACCTTGCGGGCAACCTGTCGGCTTGTAGCGTCATAAGCTCGCTCAATAAACTTTTGCCCCGGCACACTAGATAGGCCCTTGTCTGTCCACTTGCTCTTATCTGCTACTCTGTCTGCCATATCGCTACTGACTTCTTTGTTCTTGCGTTTACCGTGCTTAATGTCGTGGCCAAATTCGACCATGCTAACGTAATAAGCTTCTTTGCTGCCTTTTTTAGTACGTCCAACAATTACGCTTACTGTATCCTTGCCTTGCCTCTTGCCCTTACCAGCACGGGATTTAATAGACTTCTTCAACTTGCCGCTATCCACTGGTGCTAGCAGTCGTGCTTTCTTTCGGACAATCTTTGCACCTGCTCTTAGTGATTTACCAGCAATCTTGCGACATTCCTTGCGCTCTAGTTGGGATAAACGGGCGTTGATCTGATCCCAACCTTTACTTGTTATTTGCATATCCATTAGTGCTGATCCGTATGCTCTGTAGCTGATATAAGCGTTGCCCTACTACGCCCGCCTATGTCTGCAATGCTGTTAATACTAAGTACCCTTGTGCCGTAGAGTATGCGATAAGACGGCTTGAGATCGTCCCGATATCTAATGGTTATCTTGTAGGTATACTTGGTAGTAATACCCTCTGCTACGCTCGTTTCACTGCCGCCCGCAAGCTCTATCTTTGCCCAGTCTGTACCTACATTGCTCCAACTGGCGGATTGCTCGCCGTAAGCGTTCTGCTCATACGTCGGCTTTTCAATAGTAATAGAATGTCTTAGCTCGCCTGCTCGCATTATCGTATAGTAATCTCGTTTGCCTCTGCGTAGTCTCTTAGCTCTTGTTCTGTACCGATATAGTGCTGGCTTAATCCACCAGCAAAAATGCGGGTAGTAGGTTGTATGATCCTGCCAACTGTCTGCGATACCATTTCCCCGTCTCGCCGTACTGTGCGGGTAGATACCGCTAAGGCGTACTCGCCAGCGGGCAAGGTGTAGTCTGTTTGTGTCAGTGTTTGCATATAATCCCCTTAGCTTGATACGTAGACAGTCCAGCCGTACCCGCTTAGCGTAGCAGCGTCGGCAACGCCAGCGGCTGAAGGCGGCTCGTTTGCCCCACCCAGCGCCAGTGTGTGCGGGCGGCTAGATGCTCCATCTAATGCGACAGCAGCGGCTAGAATGGCGTCTATATCACCTTCGCTTAGTAAGTTATTGTCTAGTGATACTAAGCCTGATTCACTGTCGCCCCAAAGCTTTGACAACGTACCAGTAATGGCGGCTATGCCAATACTTTCTAAATACAGGTCTTCGTATACTATCGGGGGCAGCTTATCGCAATCTAATTCGCCGTCTGCAATGCCGCCCATAATCAAACTAGTCTCGATTGTGGTTTGT